TGAAGTGACAGATAAAGCCAACGCCTCTGATCTAGTTTTCATAAACTTGATCAACTTTGTTACAACTGTTTCTAATTGCATTATCTTTCTCCTAACTTTTTTTTATATTTATGCACTCGATTACGCGCTTTACGTTCGAGTGTTTTGTCTTTTTTCTTTAACGCAGACCCAACATCACGTCGAGCTTTCATTAAATTTTTAACAAGACTTTTTTTGTATGGCCCCTCTTTTAAATTAGAGACACGATACATTTTGCCATCAAACTTTTTTCGTTTTTCTGATGGCATCTTTACCTTTTTTAAAAATACTAGCTACTTGTGATTTACCCATAACTTTGGCTCTTTGTTCACCTACAGTTAGTATTTGGATTTTTCTTGCAAACGGTTTAGATATCTTTTTAACCTTTGCAACAGTTTTACGAGCATCAGCAGGAGTTGCAAACTTAATACCAACAGTATCTTTAGGATTCTCATCAGTATACAACCTCCTGCCAGAGCCTTTAGGCTTTTTACCCGTTCCTTTTTTAGGATCAGCCATTACGCTTTCTTTTTCATCTTAGCTTTTTTCTTTTTAGCCATGACGAATTTTTTTAATTGTGGAGGGATCTTTCCACCTTTTTTCATAGCGACATCTCTTTTCATCATCATGCCGCCTCCCATTTTTGCTTTTCTCATGTTAACACTTCCATCTTCTGCGAGCCTGTCTTAGTCTTGAGTTAGGATCTTTGGCAGCTTTAGGAAACTTTTTCATTTGTCCAAGTGATCTCGCACAAAATGATTTACGTCTTTTAGCAGCTTTAGATCCTGGTTTGACTTTGCCAGTGACCGCTGTTTTTAGTTTAGAGCCAGGATTTTCTCTTCTATATCGGGCGACCCCAGCTTTAGTCATCCCTGCCCCAGACTTTGTAGGTCTGAAATACTTTTTAGTTTTAGGTGGTTGTCTATCTTGTCTTCTCATTACATCATGCTCATTCTTTGTCTTTTAGCCATGAAACCACCGCCCATTGCTTTTGTTCTTTTAGAAAAAGTTTTCACATTTGTTGGTTTTGGTCCTGTGTTACCAGCCGCTCTTTTTCTTGCAACAGCCGATCTTCTTTGACCTTCACTCATACGTCTTGCTTTTGCAAGAGGAACACATTTTGGATATTTACGTTTAGCGTCTTTCTTTTGTTTTGATCTTCCACACTTTGAAAAAGAACCGTCTTTCTTTTTACTTCCTATGTCTACCCATTTTTGAGCAAACCATTTATCAAGACCATTCTTTGCCATGTCATTAATATATCTTTGTAACTTTTCTCTTACCTGACATAACTCTTCCACAACCTTTAGCTATGCCACCATTTTTGAAACCTTCTTTTTTTAATCTAGCTGTGGCTTCCATGAGTCCGCCTTCAGCTTTATTACCTCTAAAATCTTTTCTCTTTACACCAGATGGATCTTTAATTTTACCTGCACAAATTTTACTAGCGTAGGCATTAGCATACGCTGACGGATATACCTTAAATTTTCTCTTCGCTGCCGCTTTACCTCTAGGACATAATTTAGTCATTATTTTTTCCTTGCTGTTTGTTTTGCTCTTGCAAAGTTAGCTGCAGTTGGTGCACCTTTAGCACCTTTTTTACGCATCTTACCACCACGTTTTCTTTTAGCGTGGATGTTTGCATATAAACCTGGACGAGCCATTATGCTTTTGCTTTTACTCCTCTTCCTTTTAACACGTCAGCAAAAGTTACTTTGCCATCTTTGTTTAAGTCAGGAAAAGATTTTTTCTTTTTAGCTTTTTTCTTTTTTGGTCCAAAAGCTTTATTTATTTTGTCAACAGGTCCACCTTTTCTATAACCTTTAGGTGTGACTTGCTTGTTGTACAATCTATTAGGCATTATTTTTTTCCTCCGTTTTTAAATATTTGCGTTCCCTTTATACCATAAATGCTCGCCACGACAAGGATCCACAAATTTGTGAACCATGACGGCAGCTGCTGGAACTGCTCAAAGAACTCTTTTATCTTTGCAGCTGCACCAGGATCGTCCGAGAAGACCCCCCAAGCAATCACCAAGATGGGCAGTGTGAGCACGATCAAAACGAACTCGTCCTTCCAGTCTGACTGTCTTGCTTCTAATAATTTACCTTGGTATTCGCTCTCACCTCTAGCCATTTTAGATGCATGCATGTGTTGAGCGTCTGCCATCGCCATCTTCGTCTCTTGTTTTTTCTTATAGATGTGCGTTGCAGCGTTTAAGCCAAGTTTAAGTGCACTGAACCACATAAATTAGTACGCTTTTGAGTTTCTTTTCTTTTCTGGCAACATTCTTTTCTGACCACCAACTGGCATGTCAGGTTTTCCTGTTGCAATGTAGTTAAATGCTTGGTCAGCAGTAGTTTTAGATCTAGGATCTACTTCAATACTCTGCTCTGCAACTTTAACTTCTTTGATTTTATCAAGTTTTTGCATTTTTGCTCCTTTTTTTGGTTTTTTCCACTCCTTTTATAACACCTTTATTCTTTGATGCATAGAAAACAGTCTCGCCCTTCTTTTTACCGTACTGTTTCTTCATAGATTTCATAATTTTTTTACCTTTTTCGTTTAATGGCATAATTATTCCTCTATCATGACCTGGGCTTGGTCAATTCCTGTCTTTGCAAGGCTAACTCCAGCTCTTAATTTAGCTAAATCTTCGTTTTGATCTAGTTTTTTGTCAGAAAGATCTTTTGCTTGCATTAATTTTGCTCTGTTTAACTCCATTTGTGCCATGTCAGCCTCTTTTTTACGTTGATTTTCCATAGCACGAAGGTCAACTTCTCTAGATTTTAATTTTAAAAGAGGGTCAGCATCAAATTGCGATGTAATTTCTTTTTCTTCTCTAGCAAACTCTGTTGTCATCTCTGCAATCAACACAGATTTTCTAGCTTCAATGTCTTGTCCAAACTTTTGTATCTGTTGTGCAGCCATTGGGTCTTGTTGAGCTTGAACTTGTAACACTTGTATTTGTCTTAATTGTTCTTCAAACTCTAATTCTATCTGTTCTTGTGCCATTAGACTAATATGTTCCAAAATATTTTTTTGTATAGCAGCCATAATGGGTGGATTGTTTCTAACCATGTTAGTTGACATGAAAGTTAAATGCGCAGTTATATGTGCCTGGTGATCTTGACCTCTAAAAGCTTGAAAAGGTTTGCCACCCAAAGCATTTATGTGTTCTAAACTTGGGTCCATTGGTTGCATTGGAGCTGGTGGTGGTAAAACTTGATCAATATCTTTTACACCTAGAGCTTCATACATTTTTCTATACGCGCCATACAAGTTATGTATTTGTGGATTAGATGTAGCCAGTTGTAATTCTGTTTGTGCCATCGTAATTCTTTGTGCCATAGAAAATATATTTGGATCTGCAACTGGTAAAACATCAACTCTGTCATCAAAATCCATTTGTTTTATTTCTCTCGTAGCACCAACAACATCGTACGGATAAACTGGAGGTAAATAAGTTTTAAATACTTTTGATAATAATTTAAATTCTGATCTCATGGCAGTGTATAATCTTTTGTGTATTGCAGACATAACACGTGAACCACGTTCTAATAATGCAACAGTTGTTCCAACAGCAGCTTGTTGATTACCATCACCTACTTGCATATCAGCAATAGCTGCAAATCTTTGACCTGCACCAACAACTATGCCCATCAATTGTAACAAAGTTGCAGACGGTTCTTTGTAAGGTAACGGAAAGAAAGCGTCTCTTAAACTACCACCTGGTGCATCAACATCTTTAAACTCACCAGGTTGTATAGGAGCTGCTTCGTCTCTAACTCTTACTCCTCTTTGCTTAAATCCTGCAGGTAAATTAGATAGTGTACCTGCATCTAATAATTGACGGAGAGCAGCAGTTGCAGTTCTGCTCAATCCGCCAATCATGTGAATTAATCCAAAGCCATAAAATCCTAGACCTGGTAAGAATTTAAAATGAACAAAATATTGAATTTTATTTCTCTTTGGATCTGTGGGTTGATAGTTACGTCTAATAGATAAAACTTTTTTTGAGCCTTCATCAACTGTAACTATGTATGGTAATTTTATTCCTGTAGGATTTAACTCATCGTCTTTGTCTTCAAATCCTTCTAAATCTAAATTTACGTGACACTCTAATAAATTATAAACTGGTTCTTGTTTACCAACTTTTTTAGTGCCATCTAATTCTTTTTCTTTTTTTTCTACATCATTTTTATTTGGATCACTTGGTGGTCCTAAATCTATGTCAGAGTAAAAACCTCCGACTTGTTGTTTTCTTAAATCATTTTCTGAAATTTTAATTGTTTGTATTATTGAGTCTGCATCATTTAAACTTGTTGCCATGTATGGCACAACTAAATCATCTGCTGGAACAAATTTAGAAACTGCTCTACCTAATAAATCATCGTAGTAAACTTTTTTAAAAGTAGAACCTGCAAGTGGTAAATGAAATAACATTTGATCAAATTCAGGTTCATACTCTTCCATGTTTTCCATTAACTCGTAGTTCATGTAATCTTTAACACGTTGAGCTTGTGCCTCTTTTGTTGGATCAGGTTTACCAACTACTTGTGTTCTAACTGGTCCTTCTGCAGGTAATAATTCTTTATAAGCTCCAGCTTGAAACTGTGTTACAGCTTCAGCTAAAACTGGGTGTGTTGCACCTGAAGCTCCTTGAAATGGCTCTGTTCTATTTTCATATTTAAATCCTAAAAGATCTAAACCTTGTATGTAAGATTGTTCCCAATCTCTTCTTGAAGATTTGTAGTCAACATAATTTTGTGCTAGTTCATTACCAATCGGATCTAAAACTTCATCGGGTAATAATTCTACTAAATTATCAAAGTGTCCTTGTGTGCCTTCTATGTTAACTTTACTTGGATCAAAGTTAACTTCAACACCACCGTCTTCTAATGGGTTTACTTCTACTCCAGGGTCAGCAGCTTCTTCTGCTTTCTGTTGTTCAATTTCTATTTCTTCTTGAGGATTAACCTCGATAGATGTTTTTACGTTGGGTAACGTTTTGTCTATTTCTGCCATTTATATTCTCCAGGTTCACTGTTTTAACTTGTTTTAAGGGAACATTCAAGCCTTGTGGATTAGGTCCCCTTTTAGGTGGTATTGTTCTCGTTAGTCTTTTGATCATTTTTTGTTTCTCTGAATGGTGTCCATGAGCGTATACACATCATTCTCATCTATAGGATTTTGAGTATCTGGTCCAAAACCATCATCTAATTCAACTTCATTATAGTATCTAAAATTTTCTGCTGCTTCTTTTTTCTGACTCTTTGTTAAAGTTAATCCTAATTCTTCTAACGCTTCAACGACTGCATCTGCTTCTTCTTTAATATCTAAATTAATAGCAGAATCAAAACTTGTATCTTCAGGTCCCATGCTTTCAACATCGACTGTTTTATATTCAAACTCAGGTGCACCTACCTCTACATTATATCGCTCTACAGATTGTGGAAACTCTGGATCAGATAATAAATTTTGATATCCTGATTCTCCAGGTTTATAAGTTATAGTAACTGGTATCTCTGTATCATAATAATTTGTTGTCCAATCTATCGTAATTTCACCAGTATTATCATTTTTACTCATTAACACTTTTTTATTTCCAGCTTTTGTATTTAGTGTCATTTCAAAAAAATCTGGCTCTATGCCTTTTATGTCTCCTCTACGTTTTAAAACACCTTTTCTTTCAATAGCGTATACTGCATCTTTAAACCATGCAGGCATTCCTGTAACCTGTGTATCCATAGCCATTTTTGAAGCGGCTCTAGAAACTTTACCTGCTTTAGGAAAGAAATCTACAATGCCTAACATTTTAGCCAGAGCAACTGTTGCACCTGCTCCAGACATTTGTAAAAACTCTCTTCTAGTCATACCTTTTTGAGCAAGAACTTGGTCTATTTCTTTATTCAATAATTCCTCTGTAACTTTATCTTTAGGTAATTTTTTTGCTGCTGAGTAAGCATTTAATAATTTTAAACCAGGAAATATTGGAGCTGTAAGTTCTAATCCAAGACCAAACGTATCTGCAAAAACTTTTGGACCAATAGTTGATCTTCTGTCTTTTAATTTTTGTTCTTCTGTTTGAATTAATGATTCTAATCCAATTGCTTTTTCTGTAGCGGTTGGTGTTATGTTTTCTAAAAATTCTGTAAATATTCCTGTGCCTTTTATATTTGTTTCTGGCACCTCATCATAATCTTGAACATAATTACCACCATCACCTGTAACTTTAAATGCAGGTCTTCTAATTAAATCAGATGCTAATCGTCCTGCTGCTGGTAATATTCTTCCAGCAAACTCGCCTACACGAACACCTGATCTTAGTAAAACATCTGCATAGTATGGTAAGTTTCTTGGATCTATCATGTCATTTAATATTTCTATAGGGTTCATAGTTTCTTTAAAACTTTGTGCTTGCGGTAATTCTGAATCTGGGTTTAAAAAATAATACTCTAATTCTTTTGCAAAACTTTCATCGGCCCCTGCTGCTCCACCATTGCTAAATCCAACACGGCCACCATCTGCTAAAAATTGATTAAATGTTTGATCAGGAGCTACTAAAGATTTTATTATTGGAGGTAGCCCAGTTTTTTCTTCATCAATATTATCAAGCACAGAAAGATCAATACCTCTTTCCTCCATAAATCTATCTTGAGCCGCATCTATTTCTTCTTTTGATGCAGGAATTTCCATGTCGTCAACCATGGCTAAACTTGGTAAAATTTGTGTATCAAAATCTCTTTGTGCTAATCTTGCTTGAATTACTTCTGGATCTGTTTGATCTATAGTTGTTTGCAATTTATCTCTGGCAAATGTTGCTTCGTAAGGTAGTTCAAATTTTGCGTCCTCTCCAGATAATTTTTGTTTTGCATATTTAGCTCCTCCATAAGCTAGTCCTGGTAAATTAACAACGTCTTCAAAAAATTTACCAACTACATATTCAGTTGACTGACCAACAGAGGCCCCTTTGTCTACTGCTTCAGATAGATTATATAAAGCAAAAGCAGGCTCTGCAATTCCAGTTGCTTTTCCTGCAGCTTTGACAACTTTTCCTGCAACATTTAAAGCTTTAGAGACTGAATTTGGCACCTCTATGTTTTCTAATTGTGCAGGGAAAGAGTACACCCCTCCTTTTTTATTAGATTCTAATACAGAAACTATTTTTGCAAGCTGTGGATTATTTGTAGATTGCTTTAACATTTCTGCTCTACCTTCTGGTATATTGTATATTTCTTTAAAATAATTAAAAAATCTTTTTTTCTGTGATTGACTTTGTTTAAATATTGAATCGTTGTATTTAAATTTACCATTAACAACAGATCCAGCTTTTCCTTTTATATCTGTGTTTTCTGCAATTAATTTATTTAATTTATCCAAATTATCTTTTTTAATTTTAGGATCTTTTGATGTATTAATATTATTAATTAATCTTGATCTAACAGTATTAAAAGTTTGTCTTCCTAGTTGTGCGTTTCTTTTTGCAGTCATTCCTGTTATCATGTTTAAAGATTTAGCCATTTCTTTTTTATTTTTCATTTTAGCAATATTAGAAATTCCAAGAACATGTTCAGTGCTGTAAGCTAATGAGTTATTAATATTTTTAACTTTAAATAATTTATTAAGAGGAGTGTAATCAAAAATTTTTTTTAAAGCGATTCTTTCTTTATTCATAAATTTTAGAATACCGTCTGTTCCTGTTATCTCTTTTATTTTTTTCTTACCTAAAGTTTTTTCTATTTTTTTTACATCTCGAACATAACTATCGGTTCTAAATTTTTGTTTATATTTTTTATAATTATCAAATTGACTTGAAAAAAATCTGTCTTGTCCACTACCTTTTAATCTATTATTTTCTAATAAATTTTTTACTTGAGACAACAAAGGATTATTTAATGTATCTGCATATTTAGTTGCATTTATTTTTTGATTTTTTTTGTTCATAACAACGTAATCTAAATAATCTGACATGACTCGTTTTAATTCAGGGTTTTCTGATAATTTTTGTCCATAAAACAAAGATGTAAAATGATTTCTAGGAGATACTTGTTTGTTTGTTAAAGGTGGAACATCATTTATTGTAAATAAAAAATTAGGATTTTTAGACTGAGTTCTAACATTTGGAAATCCAGTTTTTTTGCCTTTGGGATCTGTTAAGAAAACAGATTTTGTTGTTCCTGGGTTTAAAGCTAAATCAGATTTTTTCCAATCATTTATTAATTGTTTTAAAGCTTTATCGACTTGATTTATTTCATAATTTTCTGCGTTTCTATTTAACCAATCTATAGTCCATTCATTTGCATTTTTTGCAAATAGATTATTTCTATCTGTTATTAATTTTCTTGCTTTTTCTGATCTAAGTTTTTTAGCTTCAGGGCCCGTTTGTGTTTCAAGTTTAAATTTTTCAGCAGCTTTAAAAGCTTCATCAACATTTTTATAGTCAGCTACTTTAAACCTTACATCTTTTTCAGGTTGTCCTCTTTGATATTTTCTAACTTTAAACTCATTTGTTCTAGGAAGATACATTATTCCTTTGTATCTAAGTTGTCTATCAGTAGGAGTATTGTAAAATAATTTTTTTAAAGCAGGTGAAAGACCCTCACTAAAATTAACTCTACCACCGTCAGCCATAAGAAAAGGTCTGTCGCCTAATCTTTTTCTTTGTAAGTATTCTTCGTATGTTTCTTGATCTGGATCAAAGTCTTTTAGCATTTCATCTTTTAACGGACCTGGTTCTAAGTCATCTACCAAGTCTGTTATCATAAGTTTATTGCCAAGAGTTTTATCCTTGTCGTCTATAAACGTGCCTTGTATTGGATCAAATATATAAGCCAACGATTCCTCCTTCTGCGTTTAATTCTTTAAACGGTAAAATTTTTGTATCAAATTTAGGTTTTGTACTAACATACTCTCTATAAGAGTCTGGGTCTAGTCTTTGTAATGACTGCTCCATTTGTTGTATGTTTTCTCCATGGTATGCAATTCTTTCCATTCTTCTATTAGGGTCGTCAACACCAAAATATTTTTTACTCTCTTCTAGATCTGGATTTTTATAAGCATTAAAAGCTTTTAAATCATCTGCTAAATTTTGTTGTAATTCTATTGGATGTAAATAATCTGTTGCAGATTGTGGACCATCTTTTAATACTGGTTCTATATTATTTCTCTCTAACCAAGAGAACACATCTTCGCCATCGTCATATCTCCAGTTCTCCATTTTATCAAAGATGTCCTCACCAAAGTGTTTTCTCCAAATACGAACTGGGTCTGGTGCAAAAAACATACCACCACCGTGATGGTGTTTACCTGCTTTTAAATTTTTATAAATTGTATCATCTAAATTTATCACACCTGCTTCGTGTAGTTTTGGTAAATTAAAACTACCTAAACCTCTAGCCACAGAACTCATGTTGCCATAAGCTTTGCCATAATATAGTTTGCTCAATCTTGCTTCTTGCTCTGGTGTTTTTTCAAACGGAGAAAAAATACTTTCTGGTTTTTTTGCTTTGTCTAATTCGTTCATTTCATTAATTGTTCTCATTACTTTTTCTAATGCACCTCGTAGAGTTAACTCCTCAATTGGTCTGTCATCATCTGCAGCTCGATAGACCTCCTCTGGTTTTTTACCTTCATCAAGAATACCTTTTTCTAATTTATTTCTCTCAGCTGTAACTCTTCTGTATACGCCAAGATTGTATAAGATATTATCTTTCTGTGATTGTGATAATCTTATATCAGGATTTTCTTTTATAAAGGTAATTGTTTTTTCAAAATTTTTTTCAAGGTCGTCTGCATATTCTTTAATGTACATGTATCTTTTATCACGACCCACGTTTCTAATATCAAATGGTTTAAATCTGCTGGCATCTGTTAATTTAGAATTTATTATAGTATAGTCACCAGCTTCTTGTTTGGTCAACTTACGACCTAGAAACTCTATACCTTCTGCCGTATCTACAATACCGCCACCCTTTGGTTTAGGTTGTCTGTTTGCTAGTTCTGCTAATAATTTTATTAAATCATCCATTAATAGTACACTCTTTTACGTTCTTGTTTTGGTTCATCCAGATAGTCTTCGGGGTGATCAATTAAGCCACCTTGTCTAAACCGCATGATCGCTTGTGTAGTTGAGTCTACTAAGTCATCATGATCGCCATATGGGAACGCTGCACATTCTTCTATGACCTCCTCAGCAAACTTTTGCTCAGGAGCCCATATCATACCAGATTCGAACAAAGGTGCAACAGAGTTTACTCTGGCATGCTTGTCGTTTCCTTTTGATGGTGTAAAGTTCATTACAGGTATATCCATCTTTCTAAGCTCGTATGTTAATGGCAATCCACTAGCTTTTGCCTCTACAATCACAGTTTCAGGTTTCCAATAATCGTATTGTTCAAGGGCCAATCTACGTAATTCAGGGAACTCGTATCTACCTTTGATGGCGTCAAGTAGTATAAGATTGGCCCCACTATCTTCGTCAGGATAGAATATACCCCAAGTCGTTATAGCACTGTAGTCTGCTGTTTCTTTTTTAAGAAACGCTGTATCGTAAGATTGTATAACGTGTTGTATTTGTGGAATGTCATCGTGCTTGTATCTTCTCCTCCACTCACGTTTTAATATCGCTCCTTCTTCTGCTGTAGGATTCTGCATCCATTGCGCGTTCCATTTACCGACTGGTAATGTTGCTTGTACTTTCTCAAGCTCGTCTAGCTTCCAATACTCTGGCCACACTGGCTTGGGCTTTGTTCCATGGTCCATGATTGCTGGAAACTCGACCACGTGCCATTGATCAGCTTTTACCTCTGACTGGTTCTTAATCAACATACCTGTTAAATCTTTTTGACTCCAACGAGTCATAACTAAAACTATCTTACCACCTGGCTGTAAACGCTGACGTGGACCTGACGTATACCATTCGTAAGCTGACTCTAGTGCGTTAGGTGATAGTGCATCTTGTTCTGAGTGTGGATCATCTATAATCAATAGATCCGCACCACGTCCAGTGATCGCACCACCGACACCAGCTGCGAAGTATTCACCACCTTCTGATGTTTCCCAACGTCCTGCTGCTTTACTATCTTCTTGTAATCTTGTTCTAAAAATTTTTGTATAATCTTCTCTATCAATTAAGTTCTTTGCTTTACGGCCAAATCTTATTGCTAGTTCTGCCGTGTGTGTTGCTTGAATTATTTTTAATTTTGGATCACGGCCCACCATCCATGCTGGTAGCAAGTATGATGCAAATTCTGATTTTGTATGTCTTGGTGGCATATTAATTATTAGACGGTTTATTTCACCCGTAGCTAATTTTATCGTGAGTAACTATATAAATCAAGGCATAAAGCAAAAAGTAGTGGGACCCCTTTTGCAAAAAAAGGGGGGTGGGGGGTGCGATACAACCTATAATTGAGATTTGTTTAGGATCCCTAGGCGCGCTAGCGCCTAGGGTAGAAAGGTTAGGACGCCCAATGGCTGAGCGCTTTTGCCTTGATCAAGATTGCAGGACCTACTACAAAGTCGTCAGATCCAAATGCATATTTATCAGCGGTAAATGTAGAACGCCAAAGCGCAGTAGCCTCGGGGTTCAATGGTAAGTTAAGTAACTTACCCTCTTCATTGAGCAATAGTAAATCTCCGTTAGGAAATTGTACACACTCAACCATGCCGCCTACAAACTTAGATACTTCCTTGTATCTTGGTTCGTCTTTTTTATCAGTGATAATTTTAAACTCACTTGCGTCTGTGTTTGCTTTTATTTTTTCCATATTATTTATCCTTTCTAGGATTATCCTTATCAGTTTTCAGTAGGTCTGTCAACTATTTCTGTTGTGTAGTAAGTACGTGGACGTCTTTCAAGTTGCCCATTACTATCATAGACATACTCAGAACCCTCGCGTTCATTTTGTTTAACCTCAATCGGAGTTTCAAGAGGCTCGGTCCTTGGTGCAATCGCAATGACTTGTTGCCAATACTTATTAAAAAAATCAGTATAACAACCTTGACTACAGAACACAGACCAAACAGTTTCCTTGTTCCAATTGTTCTCGGTTATCTTTCT